GCATCAAAAAACAATGACGCAAAAACTGCATTAGCGGCAACGGACTTTATTTATATCCCTAAAGGGACGGCTATTGCTGGGGTTGCGTTGCCAACGAACGAAAATAAAACATACACCATCGTTACGCAAAAAGATGGTTGGTGGATTTCAAAAGAAGGAGATATGAGAATCAATGGGTAATCCAGCGCAGAAAATGAGACAGGTATTTTTAATTGGCTGTTTAATCAGTTATGTTTTGATGCAAATATTCTGGGCGCTCGGTGGACACTGGGGTTTTTTCTGGGCATTTATCTCTATTCTGGCAGCGGTGCTGATCTGGGAGATTATAAACGTCACGGCTCTTTACAAAAAAACACTGTCGACTGAGGTCACTATCAAAATTCGAGACGGTGGCAAAAAACGCATCTATATGTACCTGGCGACTTTGTTCATGAGCGTTGCGATCGCTCTTTTACACCTGCATTTAATATGGCAATAAATTTCAGGGGCATTTCAAAGGATGACTGGCTGACCTGGGGAGCATGGCAGTTTCCACTGTTATGGCTGATTGAGCCCCATTTCGGGTGGGTGTTGGCGATTGTGTGCGCATCAGCTGTTCTGGGCACGCTGGGGGGCTGGGAGCATGGGCACAAAACACTCCGCTGGCTTGCAATCCCGCTCATGGTCTGCACAGCAATTTTCTTTTTAAAACCATGCTCGTGGCTGATCTTTTTAGCGGCTCCGTTCATGATCAAGATTGCCCCATCCTATGGGAAAAACTCTTGGCTCTATAAATTCGTCATTAAAAATTTAGTCATACAAGCGGATTCAAAAGACGCTAATTTCAAAACTCGCCTGATTTGTTTCATATGGTATTGGGGAATAATTAGTTTAACATTATTATTTGCCTGACAAATTTAGTTATTGCAATATTAAGTTTAAATGTTTAATTGGTTGGCTTGGGAATTGATTTAAAAGTCATAAAAAGGTATATTTACATGAAAACAAAACAGGTGAGCTTATGTCGCAAAAAACAGAAGTAGCAAATTTAGCAATCTCGCATCTTGGGCAAGGAAAAGAAATAGCAAATATCGACTCAGATCGATCAAGCGAAGCTCTGACTATGAAACGCTATCTTCCTATTGCGATTCAAGTTGTTCTTAAAGATTTTCCACATTCATTTTCAAATGTAACTTCAGAACTCGCGCTTGTTGAAGAGCAACCAAACGATGAGTGGGCTTTTTCTTATAGGTATCCTACCGACTGCTTGCAGATGCTTAGAATTTTGTCTGGTGTAAGAAACGATACACGGCAATCAAGAGTTAATTATAAAATCGGGAAAGACGTTGCGGGGAAACTTATTTATACAGACAAGGAAGATGCCGTCCTTGAATACACTCAAAACATTACCGACACTGACAGATTCCCGCCCGACCTCACTTTAGCACTTTCATTTTTACTTGCGTCCCTTGCCGCTCCACGGCTCACGGGCGAAGACCCGTTTAAGATGGGCGAGAGAGCGATGAATATGTATTTGCTATACAAAGGCAAGGCAGAAGTAAGCGATGCAAACGAAGAACAACAAGAAGAACCGCCCGAAGCTGAAGCTGTAAGGGCAAGGGGATAATATGCAAAAAATGGTTAGTATGAAATTGTCTGGAAAAGAAGCGACGGCAGAAGTGCCTATGGCTAAGTCTGAGTCGCCTGCTTATCCGTATGGACTTCGCATTGAGCTTGGTGATGAAGCGATGAAAAAGCTAGGTTTGAGCGAGTTACCAAACGTCGGTGAAAAATTAAGTCTCATAGCGACTGTTGTCGTTGAGCGAGTTGCGCATAACGAAACCAAAGAAGGCGGTAGTAGGCAAGACATGAGTTTGCAAATTACCGAGATGTGTCTTGGCGACCACGAAAAAGAAGATGAAGAAAAAGACGAAAGCTCTGTAAGCGATAAACTATACGGCATTGATGGAAAAGAATACAAGCCTCAGAAAGGCAAAACATTGTTGGTTGATTTGTAATGCCAACTATTTCGCAACGTTCCTTCACTTCGGGTGAGATAGCCCCATCTTTGTACGCAAGGAATGACATTGTTCAATACTTGACTGGGCTGAGAACGTGCGAAAACTTCATCATCAAGAAACATGGCGGTGCGTCTAATCGTTCTGGGACAAAATATGTAGTCTCAACAAAAGACTCGACGAAAGTGTCAAGGATAATCAAATTCGTTTTTAATTCTTCTCAGACTTATGTGATTGAAGTCGGAAACCTTTATTTGCGATTTATCAGGAACGGGGCGCAAGTGAATGTTTCAGGAGTTGCGGCTTATGGTGCTGGGACAGCTTATGTGATTGGTGATCTCGTTGTATCAGTTGGAATAAATTATTATTGCATTAAGGCAGGGACAGGGCAGACGCCTGCAAGTTCTCCGACATTTTGGTATGCACTTACTGGGACTATATATGAAATCCCGACAACTTATTTAGAAGCAGATTTAAGAACTCTAAAAATAAATCAATCTGGTGATATTATAACATTGACCCATCCAAGTTATGCGGTCAGAGAGCTTGCTAGAACGGCACACACAAACTGGGCGTTATCAATCGTCACATTTGCGCCGAGCATTAGCGCTCCCACCAGCCTTTCTTCAAGTGCTTCTGGAACAGCATTTTATTACGTTGTTACGGCAATCAAGGAAGACACATCGGAAGAATCATTACCGACAAATCCAGTTGGTTCTTCGAGTCAAACAAGCACTCTTACATGGGTCGCTTCATCAGGAGCGGTTGAATACAATATTTATAAAAAGAGGAATGGAGTTTACGGTTTCATCGGGACATCGACAGAGCTTTCATTTATTGACGCAACAATAACTGCCGATGTGGCTGATTCAGTTCCATTGAAAAGAAATCCATTTGCGATAACTCCGATTGCAACGACATCACTTGGTGCGGGTGGATCGGCGTATCTTGTCGGCGACATTCTTACAATCGTTCAGACGGGTGGTTCAAGCGGAAAAATAAGAGTTGATACTGTTACGCCGGGGGCTGTTGTTACCTATACCATAATTGACTATGGTGAAGGATATTCTGCTGCGAATGGATTGGCTACAACGGGTGGCAGTGGAACAAACTGCACGATAAACATTCTTACAGTTACGACTAATAATTTTCCATCGACATCGAACTATTATCAGCAAAGGCAAATGTTTGCGAACATAAATAGCGACACTGAAAAAGTATTTGGGTCACGGTCTGCTAATTTCAAAAACATGACGGTAAGCTCACCTATTCAAGATGACGATGCCGTTACATTCCCTTTGCGTGGGCTTCAGGTTAATTCGGTTAAGCACATGATTGACCTCGGGAAATTAATCATTTTCACAGAAGGAGCAGAATGGGTTATCAACGGAGATCAGGCAGGAATCCTTCGAGCGGGAGAAGTCAATCAGGTTCAGCAGTCATACAACGGCTCAAGCGAATTACAGCCGATAATTATTAACGACACAGCCCTTTACATTCAGGCTCGGCAGAACATCGTAAGAGATTTAAAATATCAACTTTCACCCGATGGTTCAGACGGGTATCAGGGGACTGATTTGACGATTATGTCAAGCCACTTATTTGAAGCATTCACTTTAGTTGATTGGGCTTTCACGCAAACACCGAACCCGATTGTTTGGATTGTTCGTAACGATGGAGTTTTGCTTGGGCTGACATATCTTCGTGAGCATAAGATTTTCGCTTGGCATAGGCATGTTTTTGAAGGGGCTACGGTTGAAGCTGTTACGTCCGTCCCTGAAGGGAATGAGGACGTTCTTTATTTGACAATCAAAAGAACGATCAATAGTGCGACGGTTCGTTATATCGAAAGGTTCTCTTCTCGGATAATCTCAGATATTAAAAACGCAATATTTATGGACTGCTCTTTAACTTATGACGGAACAAACTTGACAGCAACGACAATGGCTCTCACTGGTTCAGGATGGCTTTATACGGACACTTTGACATTAACCGCAAACGCATCATTCTTCGTTGCTGGTGATATTGGGAACGCAATTCACATAACTGCTGCAGACGGAACAGTTGTCAGGTTCACAATCACGGCATACACGAGTGCGACAGTTGTTTCAGTAAAACCTCACAAAACAGTTCCAGTTTCTATGCGGACAGGCTCAACCGCAGTCTGGGGGAAAGCTGTGGATACTTTGTCTGGGCTATCGCATCTTGAAGGAAAAAACCTTTCTATTTTAGGAGATGGCTTCGTCGTCGCAAGTCCGAATAATGCCGCTTACACAATAGTTACTGTAGCTAGTGGTGTAGCCGAGCTTGACAAACCATATGTAGTGGTTCATGCAGGGCTTCCGATTACAGCCGATATTGAAACGCTTGATATTGATAATCCAAATGGTGAAACAGTTGCTGACAAAAAGAAGCTCGTTTCAGACGTAACCATTTATGTTGAGGCGAGCCGAGGTATATTTGTAGGAGCCGCGCCGCCGTCGGATGATGCCGTTGACCCGCTTGAAGGGCTTTTTGAGTACAAAGGAAGGAACGACGAACTTATGTCAGACCCGATAGCCCTTAAAACAGGGCAAATAAATATCAATGTTAAGTCGCAGTACAACAGCAATGGTCGAATTTTCATCAGGCAGGTTGACCCTTTGCCGCTATTAGTTTCAGCGATAATGCCGTCCACAATGGCTGCATTTAAATAAGGAGATTTTATGGGATTAGCTGGTTCAATATTAACGATTGCGTCTTCAATTCTTCAGGGTGTTCAAGGAAGTCGCGAGGCAGCCGCACAAAGAGCCGAGGGAAGGTATCAGCAGAGTATCTATGACTCAAACGCAAGAATAATATCTGAATTTAAGGGTGAGGACTCAATTTATCGTGGTCAACAGAAGGCTGATGAGATAAAACTTCGTGGTGCAAAGCTAATCGGCTCACAACGGGCGGCATTGGCGGCACAAGGGCTTGATTTAGGACAGGATGATGCGTTGGCTATTCAACAGGAAACAGCAGGGGATACGGCTGAGGATGCGCGTCAGATTAAAAATAACGCATGGCAAGAGGCATGGGGATTCCGAGCTCAGGCATTGAACGATAGAACCGCAGGAAATTTCGCAGGAGTCACAGCGAATCAGAAAGCGACAGGCACTATTTTGACAACGGGTTTAAATATTTTGAACACTTTTAGTAAAAAAAACTGAGGGTAAAATGCCAACCGTCCCACGTCCACAAGGCAGACAAGTATTCGCAGAACCAGCTTCAGGCGAGAAGCAATCTATTTCAGCGACAGAAGAAACATTCGGCGGTGGAGCGACGAATAAAGCCGTTGTTTCGGCTGCGACAACTTTGAACACGACGCTGCAGGCGAGGTTTGCGATAGAGAGAGAAAACGCTAATAAAGTTCGTGTTCAAGACGCATCGAATAAACTCGGAATTGCGGAATCAGATATTTTAAATAAAGTTGGATCGATGCAGGGGCTTGACGCGGCAACTAAGTCAGTTGAGTTCGCTACAACTGAACACAAAAAAAGAGTTGAGGAGTTGGCTAAGGATTTAACACCAAAACAAAGACAGGATTTTAATTTTAACGCAAACAAATCTTACGTTGAAATTTATTCTAAGGCAAATGCTCACGCTGCGACACAAAGAGAAGCGCACGATAAAAAAAGCACAGAAGACAGAATAAGTGGTTTGACTAATAAGGTTGCTGAGAATGTAGATAACCCAAAAGCTGTTGCCATAATAAAGGGGGACATCGAGCAGACGTTTCTTGATAAAGCATTTCGAGACAAAAGGATAAGCCAAGAAGAGATGAAGTCGGGAAAGTTTTCAGATTCGACGGTAATCGAGGATTTATTGAAAGTCAGAAGCGAAGCAAACATAATGGTTGCTCAATCTCTTATTGATAATGGACGAACCGACAAAGCTAAGGAGTATTTGAATTCACTCACTTCAAAAGAGATCGATGTCGAGAAGAAAAACAAGTTGAAAGTACTCGCTGATAATTACATTGAAAAAATAAAGACGGAAGCAAAGGAACAGATTGAGCTTCAGTATGACAAGACAACGATTGATGCTGGAAAGATGTTTACCGAAGGAAAACTTTCATTGGGTCAGATTGATTCTTGGGTGAAGCAGGGAGCTATGAAGCCTGAGACAGCGTCGGCATTAACAGCTTCTCTGTTTAGCAAAAAGAAATTTTTTGGTAAATCTGAATGGAAGAAATTTGCATACAGTCAAGGTAAGGCATCAGCTAAAAATGAGAATTATTCCGATAAGGGATCTTATTTCGTCAGTAAACTCCGTGGTCTAAAAAACGGAGAGCCTGCGGGAGAGACTGTTATGGATGCTTTCAAAGCGTATTCTGAAGGGTTGATTAACGAGAAGGATTTAGGGTGGGTTGTCTACGTCGCAAACGAGGCTAAGGATAAAAAAAAGATTAACTTCGTTTATAACCAAGCTCTTAATGAATCAAAATACGGTTCTAATTCCGTAGAAAAAATGGCGGAAAGCATGATGAATAAATCATTCAAAGTTGGATACAAAAAAGATGATGTTTTTGAACGTGGAGGAATGCGGTACAAGGTTACAAATGATTCAGATCCTTTTGACCCTGATGTGGAGCTTCTTAAATGAAATTATCAGAACTTGATGCGCAGCAAGAGAGGGGCGATCTTCTCAACTCAGACCGTCCAACGTCTATGAAGCTGTCTCAACTAGAATCGATGGATACCATTGACGTAACAGAAGACTCTCAGGGCGGGATAACCGAAGTTGACGATGCTCAGAAATCTGAATGGGAAAAAAAAGGGAATATAGGGTTCATGGAGCAATGGTCGAGAGAAGACGGAACAGAGAAAATCCCTTTCTGGGGCGGAGTCGAAGGCGCATACAAGGGATTCGTAGTCTTGAACGCTGTCAACAGAATCAAGAGAAATGAATATAAAGAACCGACAGTTCAATCCGAAGATTATAGAAAGGTGAACGAATTTATTCTCAGGGCTGAGGAAGAGCGTATCCGTGGTTTTTCGATTGGTGGGAATGTAACACGCGGCATTTCAAATTTACCTGCTTTTATGCTCGAATTCATGGCTACCGGTGGATTGGCTGCCATCGGGAAAAAGGCGGTTAAGACGGTAATCGGTAAAGGGATAACAACTGTCGCTAAGAGCAAAACTCTCAGTTTCGCGGCAGGGGTAGCTGGTGTGGCTACTGGAGCAGCTTTAAGGACTACTGTTGGTATGCCTCAGAATGTTTTAGATAGATACACAGATCGTCAGGTGGCATCTAATATCGAATTAACTCCGAAGGGACTCCAGATAGCCAAAGAGACTAAAGAAGCTCCGGTGACGTCTTTTTTTAAGGCTTGGGGCGATGTTGCCATTGAAAACTTTTCCGAGGCTTCTGGTATGTATTTTGGGAGGTATATCGCAAAACCGATAAAGGATATTTTGCCAGTAGCTTTGATAAAAAGCATGGAGAAAGTATTTTTAAAGATTCCAAAAAACAAAGCAGTCCAGAGTCTGTGGACAAAGGCTGGGTACAATGGTTTTATAGGAGAAATGGGTGAGGAACGGCTTGGCGATATTATGCGAGCGGTTACTGGAGTTGAAGATTTCGGGGCTGATAATCCTCATAGCGTGTTTGATAGGCTTGTTGCGTCCATCCCAAACGGATCAGAACTCCTGACAGAAGCGTTGGTAATATCTGTGCCAATGGCTGCACAAATGTCGCATCAAGCATTGGCTGACAGATACTCAAAAAAGAAAATAAACGGGGTTGAAGTTGGGAAAGCACCTGAGAGCGAACTGCGAGAGATTACTGATGCTGAAGCCGAAAAAATAGTTTTAGCTATTTCCGACCCTGCTGCGCTTCAAAAACAGATAGAGGAAGAAGATGTTGAGTTAGCAAGAATCAATGAACAATTATTCCGCGAAGAAATTCCCCAAAGCCCTGCATCGCAAAAGGAGGTCGCCTCTCCTGATGCGGGGCTACCCGCCGATAGTCAGGAGCCGGGCGTTCAGATTGCAACCGAAGCTGATTTTGCTCCAGAGCAAAGTCCTGTGAAAGAAGTCGAAATCATAAAACCAAAATCCACGCTTCTTCAAAATATTTTAGTGAAGATTGACGCATTGACGGATAGGGATTCTAAGCGACAAGTACTGAAAGATTCTCTCGAAAATGTCAAAGAGATTAAGAGATCGCTGTTCAGGAGAATTAAAAATTTCGAGCCTGGAACAATATTCAGAAAAAAGTTAAGACTAGAAGAGTTTATAGATATTCCAAAAGAATTTATGAGCAAAGATGGTATCGCCATTGATGAGGTTATGGACGAATTCAATAACAGTAACAGTGGCTACTTTTTTGAAAGCACTTCTGATTTCATAAACTTCCTAAAAGAAACAAAAAAATTTGAGTCTAGACTCAAAGACCAAATATCCGAGCTTGGTCAGCCGATAACCACCCAAAAAGAAATAACTTTTCTTCGTCAAAGAATCGCTGACATTACTTCGGGAATAAGACAAGGTGGAATTGATACGAGAAAATTAATAAAAGATTTTCAGACAGTTATTACTGAAATGATTAAAGGCTCTGACCTTAAAGATAACGATAAAGTGAAGTTCATATCGACGATCAAAAACATCAATAACGAGAAGCAGTTTGAAAAAGCAATCCCAGAGATAGGGCGTCAGATTGAGGAGCTTGAACGAAAAGATGCGAAAAGAACTGCAAAGCAAGCGATTCTTGACGAGTTGTATTCAACCAAGGTTAGCAAGCAATCTGGTAAACCTGTCGGGAAATTCACAGCTGATATACAAGTCGTACTAGACGCACTCCGAGCTGCTTCAAAAATGGACGTTGAGGCAGCTCTCGACCGTATGAACAACCTAATGTCCGATCCAGCATCAATGACAGCTGAGAATGAATTTGAGGCTAGAATCCTTGATATGCGGATAAACTTTGAAGAGGAAAGTCCTGAGACACTTCAAGAGCTTCTTGTAACAATCCAAGACATTAAGGCTGGTGGGGAAGCACTGAACGAGATACTAAGAAACGACAGGAAAGAAGCGAAGGAGGCGAATGTAGAAGCTGCTGTTGCTGATTTGAGTGGTCAGAAAGGTATCCAGAAAGGGGCTGCTACTTTCGGAATAAAAGACAAGGATTCAACTCGCAATCCTTTCAAAGGTTTGGTTGTCAACGGAATAATCGGTTGGAATAATATTCTTGATTGGGTATCTTACAAAAGTGGCACGCGTCCTGGGCAAAGTTTTATCAGTAAATTTTTTGACGTGTTTTCTCAGACAAGACTTTCTCAAGCTATGAAGAGCGAAATGATGAGGAATATCAGCGATATTTATGCAGAGTCCTATGGTCTTAAAAAAGACGGTGATGTTATCAAGCATCTCAGAGAAGATACACGTCCTGTAAATTTAGGTAAATTTAAAAACGCAAATGAAGTCGATGATTACGTCGTTCTTACAAAGGCTCAGGCTAGAAAGAAAATAATGGAAATGCTTGACCCATCCCTATCTGAAACATTCTCATCCAAAGATGGGATGGCATACACGGAAGAAATCGTTTCAGCTATCCATAAATTTATGACTGTTCAAGATCGTGTATTTATTAAGAAGCAGCTTGACTTTTATCAGGATTTCTACAAGAAAATAAACGATGTTTACAAACGGATGTACGGAGTCAATCTTCCTACGAATGAATTTTATAGCCCGATAAAAAGACGCGGGTATGTCATTAAAAATAATCAGCTCGGTGAATTTATGCAGGAGATTGATTTTCGGAGGAGATCAGTAACTTCGGGTGCGCTGAAGAGCCGAGTGAAATCTATTCTTCCTCTGGAATATGTAAGCGATACAATGGAGTTAGAGAAGCACGTTGCAGAAATGGGGCATTTCATAGCATGGGCTGAAAAGGTTAGGGATATGAATGACGTGTTCACCGACCCAAGATTCGTTCAGGCGATGAAAGAGAATTTTGGGTCTTCTGAATATGGAGTTATGAATAACTTTATGCAAGACTTCTCAAGATATGGGATAGATCAAGCGAAGCGTATGGAATTTTTTGATTGGTGGAGGGCAAGGACTACTCAAGTAGCACTAGCTTTACGCCCAGTTATTCTTATAAAACAGCTAACATCAACTCCAGCATATCTAAGCAGTATGAGCGTTGGTGAATTCACATCAGGCATTTATGATTTTTGGAAACATCCAAAGAAGAATTGGGAGATTCTCCGAGAGCATCCATTTTTCAAGTACAGGGCTGATAATATAGATCGTGACTTAAAAACAGCTATGATGACTGATGCTTACAAGAGCTGGAGAAAAACACCGAGCTTCGTTAATAGGCTAATGTTTAATGTACAGCTTGGCGACCAACTATCGATTGCTATGGGCGGGTGGGCTGTTTATAAAAAGTCTATTAAGGCTGGCATGTCTCACGAGCAAGCTCTTGAAGAATTCGCTCGAGTCTCGAACGAAACTCAACAGTCTGGTGATTTGTCGGAGCAATCCGTATTTCAGAGGGCTGGGTCTTTCGCAAAACTTTTCACGATGTTTAAGACATCTCCTAACCAATATCTAAGAAAAGAGATCATGGCTATTAGAAATCTTTTGGGAAAGCGCATTACTCCAAAAGAAGCCGCAAAGACTATATTTATTTATCATTTCCTGCTACCTATGATTTTCCAATGGGTTTCTGATTTCGGAAGGTTTAATGGAAAAAACCAGTTAAGGGCGGCTCTCATGGGATCGGCGAATGGTCTTTTTATAGTCGGAGATTTCCTTGAAGCTATTCTGAGCAATGCTCTTGGAATTAAAAGTTTCAGAAGGTCAGCGATAGAGCTTCCAGTCTCTAAGATTTTGATGGACATTACAAAGTCTTTGACATCTATCGATTGGAACGACATCCAAGAAGAAGATTTTTGGCAGGCTGTTGATGGTCTGTCTGGAGTTGCTGGGTTTGCTACAAAGATTCCAATCAAGCAGATGAAGGATATGGTTTCCGACACGGTTGAGAATCTTGAAGATGGAGAATATTGGAACGCTCTTGGCAGCGCACTTGGATGGTCTAAGTATTCTCTGACGGATGACGACTAATGCCCATGGATCTTAAAATTACACTAATAGTTAAAATTAAACGGAGAACTTATGACACTACCAATAGGCAATAGAACGGACGCAGTAGGCGCGAACAACACAGGCGACTACGATTACACATTCTGGATTTTAAACCAGAACGATTTGAGGGTCACGGTTAGAAATCCCAGCACTGACGTAGAAACGGTGCTTGTCCTGACGACGGATTACACCGTTTCAGGAGTTGGAAATGTAGGAGGCGGGGAGATAACGCTTGTTGACGTAAACCAAGCATGGCTAGGTACTGGGAATTTCCTCAATACTTCTTGGGCGATAACCATTCGAGGAGTAGAAGCACTTATTCAGGAAACTGACATCAGAAATCAGGGCGAATATTTTCCAGAAGGCATTGAAGATGCGTTGGATTATCAAATGCGCATTTCACAGCAACAGCAGGACGCGATTGACAGGTCGGCAAGGTTGCCTGAGACGATTGCGCCAACTGTTGTGAGTATGATACTTCCTGTTCCATCGGCTTCAAAACTCATCGGCTGGAATTCTGCCGCGACTGGAATTGTAAACTATACTCCGAACTCATCGGTATTTTTGACAAAGGCGACTCAGGCGCAGGCGCAGGTCGGGACTGAGAATGACGCTTATATGACTCCGCTTATGACAGCCGAGGCTATCACGGCATTGACTCCTGCTGATGTTGTGACGCTAACGAACACTGTTACGTTGACAAATAAGCGGGTAACTCTGAGGACTGGGACGGCGACTAGCTCTGCGACTCCAACGATAAACACGAATAACGTAGATTATTATTCACTAACTGCGCAGACTGCGGACATAACGAGTTTCACATCTGGTTTGTCAGGGACACCGACAGAGAATCAAAAACTTTGGATTTCAATTACAGGAACAGACGCTCGTGCCATAACGTGGGGGTCAAGTTTTGAGAATGGAGCAGTTACGTTGCCGACAACTACGGTTGGCACGACGAGGTTAGACGTCGGGTTTGTTTGGAATTCTGTAACGAGCAAATGGCGTTGTATGGCGCAAGGATAATTTATGGCACTCATCATACCCGATTCATTCGACAAATTATTTCTTCGTAACAACGGCTCAGGTGCGTCTTTTGCTGATAGCTCAACGGCTAATGTCAAGACCGTAACTGCTAATGGAAATGCAACTCAACTATCGATTCCATTTACCGATTTGCCTCTGATTAGATCAACGGGTGTCATTAAGAATAATTTGACCGCTGGGTTTTTTAATGGGACGAGTGATTATTTACTTATTCCCGCTCATGCGGATTTCGCACCTGGAACAGGGGCTTTCACGATTGAATTAAAACTAATGATTCTTGGGACTCCAGGTGTTTTGTACGCAATTACGGACACCCGATCATCCTCTGCTAATACAACTGGGTTTAATTTATATATAGATTCTTCTCGCCAACTTGCAATGAACATTGGAAATAGCACTGCAATTACGGGCGCAACGGCACTTGTGATAAATACTTGGTATCACGTCATGCTGATCGGGAATGGAGCGGCAAATGGTTCTCGTAATGTGAAGATGTATTTGGACGCTGTTCAGGATGGCTCGACATGGACAGCTGATTATAATTTTACAGATAACCCAGTTACTCCTATTGGAGTCATCAACATTACAGGTCTATATCATTTCAATGGCTGGATGAAAGAATTGCGATGGAGTAACGTAGCTAGAACAGTCGCAGTTCCAACAACCCAATATACATCTGATGCAAACACAAAACTCCTTCTCCATTTTAATAACCCAGCGAAGAGTCCGATTGGTCCTGCGATTTATTTTGATGGGGCTGGGGATTATTTGACTGTTCCCAATGGCGGTTCGTATGATGTAGGGACTGGAGACTTCTGCATAGACTTTACATTGAGAAGTTTGGCTGGGCAAGCAGATGTAGCGATGGGGATATTTGATAGTGGGGTTGACGCAAATAAGGGAATTTATATTCATTGGGCTCCAGCCGCCTCAAAGTATATTGGTATTTATCTGAATGGCGTGAGTGTATCTGGAGACGTAACCATTACTCATACCCTTGGAACCGCTTCTTCGTATCGTGCTCAAAGAGCCAGCGGGACAATAAGGCTTTTTGAAAACGGGAAGCAGATTTATTCAGCGGCTAATTCTACAAACATAACTGAAAACTCTGCTGTTTCAGCAAGTCTTGGAATGAGGATTTCTGGTGGGTCTTCTCCGTTTACTGGACATATGAGAGAAGTTAGATTTTCAAATGTTGTCCGTGATAGCAATGCTGTCTATACCCCCTCTCAAATAGGATTCACAGTAGACGCAAACACAAAACTCTACATCAAAGGGAATGAGAATAACGGGGTAACGACTTTCATCGATTCAGAGACTACCCCTAAGACCGTAACCACTTTTGGTGACACAAAGATTAAATACACCGAAGATTACCGCTCTTGCATCTTCAAAGACGATGGAAACACAGGGCACAAACCTTATCCAGTCTCAACTTGTAAAGTAGATTTCTTCTCTGCGTTTGGGAGTGGGGTTGCTTACTTTGATGGAACTGGGGATTATCTTAGTGTTCCTGATAGTGTAGATTGGGATGCAGCTAATTTTGCATACGAAGTTTTCTTTAGACCACGCATCCTTTCTGTTTCACAAGGATTCGTCGGTAGATCGGGGGCAACGGATGCGGGATGGATTAATGTGCATTGGAATAACTCGACTACCAACTTAGAGTTGAGTATCAATGGGGTCACGACAACTCTCTCTTTCCCCCTTGTTGCGGGTATGTGGCATTATCTTCTTATTTCAAGAAATGGATCAACAATACGATTTTTCTTTAATGGAACCTTGCAATCAACTACCTATGCTTATGGTACGGCACTTGCTCCCGCAGGAACAATAGTTTTCGGAAGAAAAGATACGGTAGATTTCGATGGTCTCATGGACAACATTCGTTTTGCATCAGGCACCGCCCGATACACAGCGACTTTTAATCCACCAGAAGATGTTACGGACGAGGCTTTGACTGGATTTTTCTTGTTTTTGTAACGGGCAGGTTATCCTTCTCCAAATTTTCATAACTTCTCCTGTTGTTTGTTTTATAAGTTCAACCTTAAAGGCTATTGATCAAGTCTGCTTTTGACGCAAACAGTTCGCTTTCATAGCACATCTGTAACGGGTCCCTCATATTGGCTCTTGCTCTGTATTTTATTTCTGATCCTGCCACAGTAACATCAATTGTTATTCCATTGACCGAGCCCTCCCTGATTTTATTATCAATAATTAACCAGACTGGTTGTCCGAGGCTGTATTTCGTTTCGATTTTCATAGTTGCTCCTGTTGGTTTAATAATTCAATCCCAATCCGTAATATGTCTTCTGGAGAGACCAGCTCTTAGCTAGAATAATATTGGATAGTCGGTCAATCGTATCTTGAAGATGTTCAATCTCCGCTTGAAGCTGTTCAATTTTATCATCCAAATCTTTAATGTGTTCTTGTTCGATCATAAATTCTCCTCAATAATTTTAATCCCATAGTTTAATATTTTTAGCCTCATCTGTTTTTTTGCTGCAGCATAAGCGTCAGCATAAGAAGCGGTACCAACAAAAGGAACAGCAGCAGCAACAGCGGCAGCATCAGCAGCAACATAAGCAGCATTAGCAGCAGCAACATAAGCAGCATCAGCAGCATCAGCGTAAGCAGCAGAAGCAGCAACAGCGGCAGCGTAAGCAGCAGAATCAGCAGAAGCAGCAACATCAGCAGCAGCATCAGCAGCAGCCTGTTTATTCTCCTCACTCGGATCGTCAATACATTTTCTAGCCGCCTCAATAGCTTTTCTTGGTCTATCATCATCAGGATATTTATCCTCGAAAATATCAAGAACTTGCTCAGTAGCATAGACAGCAGATGACACGTACTGCTTGTAGCTCATGATTCTCACCATTAGCCAATTAGCCCATTCCCAGTGGTCGTCGTTGTTAAGCGATTCCAAGACCCGGACAATATCGGTTTCTTTTTGAGACTCAAACCATTTAACACCAGACGCACATGCTTTTTTTTCTAGTAGCCATTCTTTTGTTATTTTCATATATTTTTTAAGTCATTCATAACTTTCTCCTAAACCAAGTATACCCACATCTCTGACATTGAATATTTGGTTCTAATTTTTTAAACTTACCAGCAATAGCTTGGTTAATCTTATGTCCCAAAAAAAAGCAAAGATAAAGAATAATTCTATCTTTCATAACTTCTCCTTTTTCTTTTCATTTGGAGTCCCTCTCATCTAAAAATCTAATCCATAATCATTAATAGCATCGTAATATGCCATGCAAGAGCCACACATGCGACCTTCTTCACAACAGCAATAGTTATCTTTTGCTTTCGTAAAAGATGCTCGCTCATACTCCCTTGCTTGCTTAATAATTTTCTCAACGTCCTCAAGAATTGCAAAGCTCGTAGATCCATCTTCATTTATTCTGTGCAAAATCTCTGCACCTGTCCCATTGTCCTTGCTCATTACAAATTTTCTATTTATTTCAGTTTTCATAAATTCTCCTGTTTATCTTCTCGTAAATGTTTTACTAAGCACAAGCCCGAATGCGACTCCTAAACAAAATATAATCCAATGAGTTTCAATCATAACGTCTCCTGTTCATCTGGTTTGTCTAGGGAGGATAGGGCAGTTCGTATTCTTTTGCGTTCAGAGTTGATACAATATTCAAGTGGATATTTTTCATCATTTGATAAGTCTGCCAGAAAATCATCATCAATAAAGTTCACAATCTCCACCACCCTTTTCCTCTCCTCTGCTATGGCTTGGTTGATTTTGGAGGCGATGAAGGTTCTAAGCTCATTTCTCTCAGTTTCTTCTGTAGCGTAAGATGATGTTTTTTTAGCCAATATGTGCGTTCCTATATCGCCTGAGAAATCAGTCCATTCAAACTTCTCATCAAACTCCGCTAATATTTTATCTGTGTTGGTCATAGATCTTTATTCCTTATCTGTTGTTAATTTGTAATTATTATTCAAACACACACTACATTGAGGGTCAAAAGTGGCATTGTATATTTCTCCTGATATTTTCTTGTGAGGATTCTCTTTTTCTAAGATTTTTTCTGTAATTGGTTTGGCTAGGGAGAGCAGGTCGTCTATCAAATGTATCTTACCCTTATGATAATGTCGGTCTGGGACTAACTTTGATGATTCAAGCGCTGAAACTTCTAGGCTTCTGCGTTCTTTCAGCCATTTGTCCACCATCTCCCTGTCTTCTGCTATGTCTTCCGCTATGTCTTCCGCTATGTCTTCCGCTAAAGCATGGTTGATAATTTCTTGCATAGCAGATCTGAACGCAAAACATTTGTGGTTTGTAACTACTCCTACTTTGCCCCATTGATAGACCATTTCAAATAGTTCTTTCTCTGATACTTTATCTGTGTTGGTCATAGATCGTTATTCCTTATCATTATCTAGCCAACCACTTTCATTTTTAGGTTTTCCTACCAACATACATACTCCTGCAAATAAAACTACTAATGTTGATACTCCAATTACTGTGTCCATGATTATTCCTTTTCTGTTAATTTATCTAGGGATGGGAGAGGGCTATTTTTATAACTAAATCTTCACAATCAATTCCTTTCTTACCATCTATGATTCCATCAAATATTTCTGATGGTTTCATAGATTCATATCCACAATCATCTTTTCCAGAACAATCACAACAAACAGACTTACCTCCTGTGTTGTGCTTATTGCAGACACTGTGTGTGTTTTCTTCTCCATGCTTGAATGGTTTTAGGTCGCTCATATATCTTTATTTATTATCTGTTAATGGTTTGTCTAGGGAGGAGAGGAGGTCGGGATACGGTTAAGACCCTTATCCATATCCATCTCCAAATCCATCTCCACCTCCATATCCATATCCAGCTCCATCTCCATCTCCATATCCAGATCCATATCCAGCTCCATCTCCATATCCATATCCAGATCCATCTCCAGATCCATCTCCAGATCCATCTCCATATTTTCTAAAAATTATTTCTTCCATACATCCGCACACTGGATCTGACTCGCCGCTCTCGAAGACATCGGAATAATTTCAATCACATTCGCAACGGTCTGAATCGGCACAACCATTGCAATTTTTGAATTAGCCAGATCACCAAGCCCGTCCACAGATACTTGGCTCAAACTGCACGCACCAGCCCATAAATAAATTCTTCTTGAATTTACTAACTCAACATTGATTCCGTTCAGTTCCGACTTTTGCTCTTTAACATACCCGCAAAAAACACCAGCCCCGTAAGACCGAATAACGCAATACTGCATTCCGTCTACTTTTTCCGCTGTGATGTTTATCGTGTCCGCTCGCACATACAGTTGATCGTCAATTGTTATCGTTTCTGGTTTCATTTTTTTTATCCCCGTTTGTTACTATTTATTTTGGTTAAACTTAAGACCCTTATCCATCTCCATATCCATCTCCATATCCATCTCCAAATCCACCTCCATCTCCATATCCATCTCCATATCCATATCCAGATCCACCTACACCTCCATATCCATCTCCATATCCATCTCCATATCCAGCTCCATCTCCAGCTCCACCTCCATATCCATCTCCATATCCATCTCCATATCCAGCTCCACCTCCATATCCATCTCCATATCCAGCTCCATCTCCAGATCCATCTCCATATTTTCTAAAACTTATTTCGTTCATACTTTCTCCTCATCCAATTTGCGGGCGATGGAGCCGTTGACGCTCCAGAATGCGCCGGGGTTCCCCGGCACTTAGACAGGTGACGAGCCTTCGCCCTTTTATCAATCTTTTTTTTTCTTATCTTTAACCCGCAACATTTCAACTTCCTTCTCGCTCAAAATCAAGCACCAGTACACCATGCCGATGTAATCAATCATGCGTCTAGCCAGACTATTCCCGCGTCTATTCTTTTTCATGCCCTAAACCTCGGAATCTGAATGATAAGCTCGCCTTGTCGTTTCGACTCTTCTTTGATTTTATTCAGTGCGAATATCGCATACGCTTCAGCCGATGTCAGATCGCTTGTCTGTGCTTTCTGAAGCAAATAAGATAGCTTCGGTGTCGGGTGCGCTGATACGCTTCCGCCTGGTGCATCTGAGATTACGATTGTTACGGTTGCCATATTAAATCGGCATTTCGTTATCACAGACAATCGCAGGCATGACAGACTTGATATTCCGCATAACCTTCCCACCTTTTGTCAATTCAACGTATTCAACCGTTACTTCTTTCCCCGCGTCAAGTGCCGCTGTGAGCTGCTCGTTTATCTTGGTGTCGAAAGTACCGTAGTAATTGCCACCAATTTTAGCTGCAAACCGTCGCCATGCCCCGTTAGTGCCTATTCCGTCATTGGCTTTTATTGTCTCGATTAACCCTGTTACCGACGTTACTGAAGCGACTGGGGCTGGGGCTGGTTTAAATACCTCTTCAGCCATTAAAGCGGCTTCTTCAACTGACATCACTGGCTCGGCTACGACCACTACGGTCTCAACCTCCACGGACTTTGATGCCACGATATTGCTCAACCTAGATGATTTCTCAGGAGCTTCGGTAATGACAACATCTTCGGTTTCATGTTCCTCGTAAATTTCATCGTCCTTTTCAAAAACCGATACAAGGTCGCTTGAGTTTGGTAAGCGATATTTTCCGAGCCTGCGAAGTGCTGATTTGCGGCGCATCTCATCGGCGAACGGTCCATGCCATGGACTGTCTGTTGACTTTGACATTGCCTTAATTTTATTCATCTGCTCTTCTGAAATCTCCTCAAAATAAACGGCTCCGTCCTTTCCGAGAGCATAAGCATAAGTCATTTCGATCTGACCACGATCACCACGAGATTTGACGTGCTTGAAATGAGGACCCTTCTCATCCGTCCATGCCTCATAAACGTCTTTTGAGTAAACCACTTGCGCGTCGATTGTTGCTATCTCACCTGAATTACGGGCTTTTTTACAGATTCCAGCGACCATTGCTGTGTATTTCGCTTTGCCTTTGAACGGAATGATAGCTGCTTCACGACCGTCTGGCATAAGCCCATCTTGTGCCGCTTGCGTAAACGCTTGATATAAGCTGTTTCGGTCAAGACTAGCAAGGTTCGGAGCGTTCAAAAGAGCAGTCTGCGCAACGGCGATAAACCGTTCCGGCTTAATATGAGCAGGAAGTGCTTTTCTGAAGTTATCCTGCATTTTTGACAGCGTGATTGAAATTTCTGATACTGGTGTGATTTCGGTTGTCATTTTGTTTTATCCTTTATTTTCTTCCAATTGATTCTAAACATTCGATACCCCTCTCTGTCATACGCTTCAATCCGAGTCGGCGCACATTCTCCTGATGTAATCGAGAAGCCATCGCAGAGAACTTTTTCGGCATCGCCTATTTTAATAAGCATTTTAGCCTTGCATGATTGCTTGCCTGAATTCGCCGCTTTTTCTTCTTCGAGAAACTTTTTATGTTCTTTTGCGAGTTCGGTGAATTCTTTATCGTTTGATGCGTCCAAGACCTTGCCAATTTCTGCATAGCCGTAAAGTTTAGAAATAAACTCTGCGTCCTGGGCGAAGTCGGGTTCAGGCGGTTTGTTATCTGTGATTGAGACCCAGAATTCATGGACACGTTTCCTGATTGCTTCAATAACGGCAATGTCCTGTTCTCGGCGAACCACAACAACATTATTCTCACCGACGAATGCCGCGATATAGGCGTATTCATATCCTGAAACCATAAGCTGATGTTGAACCTGAATCTCAATATGCGGTGGTGCTTCTACAGTCCCGTCATCGTTCTCAAGCCATTGATCTTTATAAATAAGTCCGCGTACTTTTTTGATTTCAAGGATTCCTTTTTTTTCTCCACAAATTTCAAAATCAAAACTTGACCCGATCTTTAATTCATCATCACGTATATATTCAGTCATTTTTCTAATGACAAAATTATTGTCTTCTGCGACCCCTTGAGCGATACTGTCTTGCAAACGAAGACCCCAGACCATGTCAGCATTTTTTTCTATCGTTACAACTTTTCCGTCTTTTTTACGATGCCATAATTCAAACTTAGTCATGTACGGTGAGATGCCGAATAATGCGGCTACCTCGGACGAAGTAATATCTTTGGTTCTTAATTCAAGCCATGCCTCTTCATTTGCTGGGTTAATTATTTGCTTCATTTCGCCACCTTCCTAAGTCTTGCGATCTCAACCCATGCGGATTCAACCGTCGGAAATTCTTTTTTGATCGCTTCAAATAGTTCTTCGTCGGCGATCTGCTTTTGCGCTTCGTCGTTGAGCCGTTTCTTTTCTACATCGATTAACCGCTTCGCCTCAACTTCAGCGGCGAGTCGCTTAGTTTCAACCGCTTTTCGAGCGGCTTCATCAGCCTCGCGCTTTGCGTCTTTATCAGCCTGCTCTTTCCGCTCCTTCTCGATTACGGCATTCTTTGCGTCGATTTCGCCCTGCTGTTTTTTAAGTAATTCCGCAGTCATCTTTTTGTTTTCTTCGTCCAGCTTGCGGAGTGTTTCAGCCTGTATGTTTTGCTCTGCCTCCAGCTTCTTAATCTTGGCTTCGTTCTCGATCCTTGTTTTTTCGGCGGTGTCGAAGATGGTCTTGCTCGTAAAGTAAAGAGCATCAAATTCTTCGACTGACATTGAAGCAAGCTCTGAAATTGTAAATGTTGCTTTTACGGATTGAAGTAAAGCCACACATCGATCAAGCTCTGCTTTTTCTTTCAGTTCTTTTTCTTCTTTCTTACGACGAATTTCATTGTCAGTCACATCGAGTTGAACCTTAAGATGGTTTTCCATAACATAAAGCTGATCTGTAATTCTTTTCGCTTCAGCGTCAACATTGCGCCCGAAGTCTAAAGAATCCGCCTTTAGTTCCTTGCGTTTGCTTTCGACTTCAATGCGTTTGTTTCTGACCTCAGTCCGCGCTTCTTTGCAGATTAAATATCCTTCCTTGTCGTCAATCCCCTTTACGACAAGCCCCATATACTCTGATTTCATCAGCGCGATTGCTGAGTCAGTAACGCTGTAAACAATCAATTCATCAATCGTATTTTTCATATTTGCCTTTGGTGTTATTCTTCGATATGTGTTAATGTTAGCATGTGTCAGGATTTCGTGTCAAATATTTTTTACATTATCTTGACATTAGTATATTCCTTACTATACTGATAATCAAACAATAAAGGAGCAATCATGCAACTCAGTCCAGCACAATATATAATTTACGTTTTTGGAGGTGTCCGAAAGGCAGGATTAGCCATCGGGCGATCCGCAGCGGCAATTTCAAAATGGAATAAATCGAAGAAAAACAAAGGAACAGACGGGAGGATCCCCGGTCCTGCGCAGATGGATATTCTGAATGTAGCAATGCGTAGAAAACTTGACATCACTGCGGATGACTTGATTCACGGCAGAAAAGTTACGGTTTAAAATGTCGTTGTCGCTTCGACCATACCAAGAGAGCATTGTCGATACTGTCAGAAACAAAATGAGGAGTGGTATTAAATCCGTTCTCATTACTTCGCCAACTGGCTCAGGAAAAACGGTACTTACTGCGTTCATGTTAAAAACTGCCGCATCAAAAGGCATGGCTTCTCTTTTTATTGTTCACCGCAGAGAGCTTATCAAACAGACAGTCAAAACATTCGGTGATGTCGGCGTTTCTCACGGAATAATCGCAAATGGATTTCCAGCCGATAGCTCAAAGCTGATTCAAATCGGTGCAGTTCAATCTCTTGCACGCAGACTTAATAGAATAAAAAAACCGAAATTAATTTTGTGGGATGAATGTCATCATTTAGCTGCTAATTCGTGGGATAAAATACACGCTCAATTCCCCGATGCGTTCCATGTTGGGTTAAGTGCCACCCCGCAAAGATTGGACGGAAAAGGCTTGGTTAAATATTTCAGAGAGATCGTTCATGGACCTTCCGTCCGTTGGCTCATTGAAAATAAATTCCTTTCTCCTTACAAGCTTTATGCGCCATCGTCCGTTAATGTTTCAAATGTTCATATGCAAATGGGCGATTATAACAAGGCTGAATTAAACATAGCTGTCGATAAACCGACAATCACAGGCGATGCGATCAAACATTATCAGAAACTTGCTGAAGGGAAACGTGCGCTTGTTTTCTGCTGTTCAATCGAACATTCAAAGCATGTCGTATCACAGTTTCAAGGGGCTGGCATTTCGTCAGCACATGTTGACGGTGAGACACCCAAGGAGGAAAGAGATGAAGCGATCAGTAAATTCAAAGCAGGCGAAATTAAGGTTTTATCTAACATCGACCTGTTCGGCGAGGGAATTGATCTGCCTTCTCTGGAGGCTGTTATCTTATTACGACCAACGGCATCCCTTGGATTATACCTTCAGCAACTTGGGAGATCACTTAGAATCTCAAGCTGTAAAACAACTGCCATTATTCTCGACCATGTTGGCAACTGTGTTCGGCACGGACTTCCCGACGAAGAAAGAGAATGGACTCTTGAAGGGACGCTCGGTTCTCGTAAGAAAAACGAAGAACAGGTTTCATCTGTAAAAATATGCGCAAAATGTTTTGCTGCGGTTAAAGCAGGAACGCTTGTCTGCCGATATTGCGGACATACATTTGAACTCAAACCGAGAAAAGTCGATGAGGTTGATGGGTCATTAGAAGAGGTTGATCTTGATGCGATGCGGAAAATTAAAAGAACTGAGCAGTATCAGGCGGAGACGCTTGAAGAGCTGATTGCGCTTGGGAAGATTAGAAAATATAAAAATCCGTATGCGTGGGGGAAATTTGTATTTCAGTCACGACAGAAAAGGAGGGTGTTTGGGTGAGCGAAAAACAAATTATGATTGAGATACAGCTTGCTCTTGCGAATGTCGGGGTTCGGCTGTTCAGAAATAACTGCGGAATGTTGCAAGACCAAAACGGAACTTATGTTAGATATGGATTGGGAACTGGGTCATCGGATTTAGTTGGGATTTGTAGCAATACAGGGCAATTTGTCGCAGTAGAAGTGAAAGCTGAAAAAGGAAAAGCCACAAAAGAACAGCTTGCGTTTATTGACATGATTAATTCGTGCGGTGGCATTGCGTTTGTTGCGCGGTCGGTGGGAGAAGCGTTGGAAATGATTACGAGGTTAAGAACATGAATGCTAGACAGAGAATATCTCTGAAAATGGATTTTGATATTGATGTGCATCAACTAATCAGTGAATACATAAAAAATGGTCTAAAACCAGAAGAAATAATTGGAGGATTAAAAGATTACACACTAAAAAAATATTATAAAAAGAACCACGGTCAACCATATCCGTGGGAAAAACAATGAACCACCAAATAAAAGAACTCCGAAAAGAATATTTCGATTTAATTGATAGGCGCATGATTGATTGCACATTACCAAACGAGAAAATGTCAATGACCACTGAGGCTTTTGTTGCAGAAGAACGACGATTGCTCATAATAATTGACACACTTAAAAACTCTATCGGAATAAAAACTAGGTGTGGGACTAGCTCGCTGTGCTATGAGTGCGAAGATATTTTCGGCTCGGCATCGGATTCATTTTTAAATTGCAACGAACATTACGGGCTTACCCCACTAATTTACGAGGAGTATGTTTGATGCAAACTAACCAGCTTGATTTTAAAGGCTTGGCATCCGAGTTGCTGTCGAGGTCGCTTGATTTAGTTTCAACATGGCTTCCAGGCGGGAAAGTACGCGGGCGCGAATATGTCTGCTCTGGGTTATCGGGCGGGAACGGCGATTCAATGAGCGTTAATTTGATGACTGGAATGTGGTCTGATTTTGCAAACTCTGATTGTGCGGGAGGCGATTTAATATCATTACACGCGGCTGTGCTCGGAATATCAAACGGAGAATCATACAAAAGACTAAGCAACGATCAGGGCTTCGTTCCTATCGACAGCCCGAAAGATTTGCCGCCACCGCCACCGCCTGCACCTAAAATATGTCAACCACCTGCTGATGCGCCACAATGCGATTTTAATCACGCTGTGTACGGCGAGCCGGCTGCTTTCTGGACTTACCTTAATGCTGAACGCAAACTTTTATTTTATATCGTGCGTTATAATATGTCTGATGGTAAAAAACAGATTCTCCCGTTTACTTGGTCTGCCAATGGCTGTTGGGTAAACAAAGGCTACCCTGCCCCTCGTCCGCTCTATGGGCTTGAATTGCTTGCAGAAAGACCTAATGCGCCAGTGCTAATAGTGGAAGGCGAGAAAGCCGCCGATGCCGCTCGGACGCTGTTAGGGCATACCTATGTCGTTGTCACATGGTCGAATGGCTCTAATGCCTACAGAAAGGCTATGTGGAACGCTATTTATGGGCGGGCGATACTTCTATGGGCTGATGCCGATCAGGTCGGAATTGACGCAATGCACGGCATAGCCGAGCTATTAAAACCACATTGCCCACTGATAAAAACACTGACTCCCGTTGGCATGGGTGATGGATTCGATGCGGCGGACGCGCTCGAAGAAGGGTGGGACTCAAAAAAAACTGTTCAATGGGCGATGTCATGCGTGTCAACCTATCACACGACCGCTATCGCAAAGCCGAGGAAAATAGTTTCTGAGCATACTATCGTGCATGGGAACGCTCAGATCATAAGCAAAGAAACTCATGTCCACGAAGCGGAAGAAGTTGTTCCGCTATCTGAAACTTCTATTTATTGGATTCAAGAGCTTGGGCTTCCCGATAACGGCAAGGGCGTTCCTATGATGAACGTGCTGTGCGTCATTACTGTTCTTGAGAGATACCCGGGATGGAAGGACAAATTCTGGTTTGATGTGTTCGAGCAGAAAATTCTCACCACTTGGCTTGGTGCTGTTGGAAGCAAGCCGCGAGAGCTTACCGATGTCGATACGATTGAAATGCAATGTTTCATGCAGAGTACGTTCGCTATGACTAAGATAGGCAAGGAAACTATCTATGACGGGCTTGTCGCTGTTTCAAATAGACGACCGCGCAATGCCCCAAAAGAATATTTCGAGTCGCTCGTCTGGGATGGTATGCCGAGATTGAATAATTTTTTTACGGCGTATATGTCCTCCGACAGCAGCGATTATTCAGAGGCGGTATCGAAAAATTTCTGGATCGCGATGGTCGCTCGTATTTATAAACCAGGTTGCAAAATGGATAATATGGTCATGCTCGAAGGTACTCAGGGTAAATATAAATCAACCGCTCTTGGTATTATCGGAGGGGACTGGTACGCCGAAGCTCACGGGCATGTGACGGACGCGAATTTTTATTATAATATTCAAGGCAAGCTGCTGATTGAGTTCGCTGAATTGTCGAATATATCCAATGCCGATGCAAATGCCATTAAGAAATTCGCTTCATGTCCAACTGACCGCTATCGTGCTGTTTGGGCAAAAAACGCGAGAGACTTCCCCCGCCAGTGCGTATGTGTCGGCACAACAAACGAAGATGAATATCTAAAGGACAATACTGGTGCTCGACGATTCTGGCCTATTAAAACGCACACGATACACATCGATAAGATCGAGCAAGACCGAGACCAGCTTTTTGCCGAGGCTGTTGTCCGCTATAAAGCTCGCGAATCATGGTGGGAGATGCCAGAGAGCGCGAAAGAAGAACAGGAAAAACGACGAATGACTGATGAATGGGAGCAGGCAATCATTCAATATTTGATGATGACAGGCAAGAGCGAAGAGGTTTCAACGCTGGAAATAATAACCGAGTGCTTACAGATTCCAATCGGGCGCATTGACCGACTGATTGAAAGGCGCGTTGGAAGTTGTCTCCGGCTTTTAGGATGGGAGAAATTCCAAATTCGCAAAAGCAGTGGGCGTGTTTATCTTTGGCGGAATAAAATATATTATAAAGAACCTGAATTTTAGTGGAATATATAAAACCGAATATTTGCGCTCGCTGTGGTAACAGTTGGCACGGGCGAGACCCTAATATTAAACCGAAGCATTGCAGTCGGTGTCACGCTAATAATTGGGGCGTGGTTGGGCATGTCGCGTTCGCCAAGAAATACGGAATTGAAACCATCCGCGTTGGCGGCTCTAAGGCTTTTGAGGTCAGAGACCAGGATAAGGCGAGCGTTGCCAGCTCTGTCTCGCGCTACGGCAAGGCAAAGGGTTCACTGTTCCGCCTGACTCACCTACCTAATGGCTTTATCGTTATACGCATTTCTTGATGATGTTTTCTACCGTTATTTTTTCGAGGAAATCTAACCGCTCGTCGATGATATCAAGCAATTCAATTCCATGATCAGCGTCGTCGAAAAGCTCTGTGACCTCACGGCTTAGATTGGCTTCGAGACAAAGTAACTTTTCTTCGCTAAGCCCCGATATTTCGCGCCTGAATAGTTCTTTGTTTTTTTTCGTGCGTCGGCGCTCGGTCATGGTGCAATCCTCGCTTCTAAATTATGCTTCTTAATTATGTGGTCTGCCCTATCGCTTAAAAATTCACCCGTCGCCACGTGCTTGAAAAGATCAAGCTCGCCAACGCTACCGACATACAAAAAATGCCCGTAAAAATTCCACGCTGTCGGACTCGCGGACATTCTGCCCTCGTTCTTCGCCCTTGTAAATGCCTCAAGAGCGTCTTTTTGGATCATCGGCATGTTAGCGGTCTCCCCTATGCTGGTCTTCATCCTCGGGATATTCTTCCGGCATATTGTTAAAGCATTTCGCGCAAACGCTCATATCCCTGTTTCTGAATTCAATATCCGTTAATTCCGCGCTCGCTTCGTCGCAGAGTCCGCAGAATTCTTGCGGCTCCAGTGATTTTTCAACCATTTTCAAAACTTTGTTCAAATATTCTGCCTGTGTCATTTCAAGCTCCTGTATTTTTTTAAATAGTTAACGGTTGTTTTCGGTAAAGCTTTACGGTCAAGGCATGATGTCCCGCAGTTCCACGCTATGATCAAGGCTCGCTCTGTAACTTTATGCCCCCTGGCCCTGATAAGCTGCGGCAATCGCTCCTCAAATGCCCAAAGCGCAATGTGAGCGGATTTCGACTCGCTGAATAGCTCGCTTGGTTTAACGTCCGCGCCGGTCATTTGGTTAAAATCCGCCAATATTCCGCGCCGGTGGATCTGATAAAGCCCGAACGATTGCCCGTTATCCCCAATGGCATTTAGGCGGCTGTTCGACTCAATCACGGCGATTTTAGATAGGTCAATCTGGCCGGCCACGCCCAACCCTCCGGCCATAAATAGGAATATGCCTAATAGTAAAATTTTCATACTGATGCTTCCTTATTTTTTGTTACTTTCCAACATTTCGAGTGCCGTTTCAATTTTGCCCCATGCCTTCCCCACGTCTTCTCGTCCGTGTTCATAGCCAAAATGATTTTCTAGCACTGCTCTAGCCGTTTCAAGAGCGTCTACAAGCACGAATTGATCATCAATTAATATTGTGTTATTCATTTTCTTTTTTCCTTTGTTTGTCGTTTGAGTTTTAAAAAATCAGCAATTGCAGTTATGCGCAAACTTTTCTAATCGCTTCAATGCTTTCTCGCAGAATTTTATCGCGCTCGTCCATCGCGTTCGCTTTCGCGTTTGGATGAAAATAGGCCTCTGGTCGCAAGTGCTCTTTTTTTAAATGCCCAAGACGCCCATTTTTTACCGCTGCATTGAGTGCTTTTCTAACGTCAATGGTGAGTCTCGAAAAAATCATCCTGACACCCATCATCCGCACAATCTCAACATTAGCCGCCGCAGCATCGGCTAGTTCATTAGTTTCCAGCATTCCTTGCGCGCGTTCTTTTGCGTCGTTAAATGAAATCATTTTCTTTTCTCCTTTTGTTTTTAAAAAATTCTACCGTCAATAGTAAATTCATATTCATTGGCTTCCATCGTGTCGGATATTGCTTCTTCGCTTTGATCATATTCAACGTTAGCATTTAATAATAATCTAAAATCTTCGAGCAATGCCCGAAGAAATTCCGATTTCAATTCGTCCTCTTCCGTTTCTTCTCCGAGCAATTCAAGGCTATTAGTAAATATCGCGGCTGTTTTGTATGTTTCGCAAGTTTTCCCATGACCGCGCAAAATTAATTCCGCGCAAACGGTAGCCGATTCTATAAAATTCCCTTCGTTTTTCGAATTAATATTTAAACCAATTGCTTTTGCGTCCTCTAATATGTCTTCCCACCTAAACGACTCCCCAGCCATCGCGCCTAGATACCAATTCCGAGCATTCTCTTTTGCCGAGTCTGTTAGTTCGTTATATTTTGTTTTTTCCTTTTTTAAATTAAGCCATTAATTCTCTATATTTAAGAACGGTCTCTTTGCTCATATAATCCGCCATGTTTTTATATTTCTCAATAGACTTCCTATCTCGACTAGAAGCCCAATAAGGGGCATTGCAAAAAGCGTTTTCGGCGTCTTTTAATGTTGGATTCCAAGTCTCTTCGCTAGTCCTAAATCCGCGTCCGGTTTGATTATTGGGTTTGTGGACGCTCGAAAAAGTAAAGCCGCGAATTCCATCTATCATGCAGTAGCCTAGATTATTATCTTTCTCAAATTTAAAATCTATTGAATCAGAATCAGAGTAAACAAAGATTTTAAATCTATTCTCTTGTAATTCTTTTACATACTTTGCCATTTCTGCATGTTTAAATTGTGTGTTATTCATTTTGTTTTTTCCTTTTTGTTTGTCGCCGGCATTGTGACCGGCTTTAATGCTTTTACCGCCCGAAGGCGTCACTCAAGATCTTAAAGCGAATCCGTAGAATGCTTCACTTGCTCGCCGTCTCTTTCGCATAAAAAAAGACTCACTTCATAGCTTTTTCTTGCCCCGAGAATTTTAGCCAGCTCGATGTATGCGTGCGCTCTGCTTGCGTTTGGCTCGGTCAATGTTATCTATGCTTTTTTCCCCTTGTAAAACCCTAAATAGCCGAAAGTCTTCATTTTGTTTCGATCTACAAAAATTATCGCATGGATATTGCGCGCTGTCAAGATTTTATTTACAGCCAAAGCGTTATTTTTTACCCTACGACCACCTAGAGGCTATGATTTTTTATCATTGGGCTGTCTTGCTGTCTTGGTAGAGAAAAAAAGCAATCAAGACAGTTTTGTATAGCTGAGTGACTCCTATGTCTTATATGTCTTGTATATATTATAGAGAGGATCAATACCAGGAGGAAGGGTTTTGATGCAGCGGGGAAACCTTTCAAAATTAGAAAGAATAGGGAAATCAGCTAAGACATCTAAGACACTTCGACCGATTACTATCAGCCCATAGCAAGCCATAGCAACATTATCTTAAAGAACTTTAATAATCTAGCAATGTAGAACAGTTATACATAAACTTATAACACGTGTCGGGATAATCCTGAATTTCAGCTAAGACAAATATAGCCACGGCACGCAAGTAATAGCTATTACAAGCAATAGCGTTCATTAAAACTATTTAACCTTTTGAATTGTTAAAAAGCTTTAATCTATGGCTTTGGATATGGCTATGGTTTTTCTAGGGTTTTGGTCGGTTTTTGACGGTTTTTGACGGGTTTTGTGCGTGTTTTGTGGCTTATATCAGCCACCGATTATGGGGATTCGTCATATGTTTCAATCCACGCGCCCGCACGGGGCGCGACTTACCGCCCGAAGGCGTCACTCCAGATATAGCCGGGTGACGCCATGCTTAAATGCGTCAATACCGTTATCTGTTCCCATGTACATGTAGTGACCGGCGTAGTTCCAGTCACGCGGATCAGCGGATAGCCGGCGCGCGTCAATCGCTTGCGCGAAAACTGCTTGAACATCATCTTTGATTGTCATTTTGTTTTTTCCTTTGTTTAAATTAATTTTTGACAGAGCCGGACGCTATTACATCACCGTTGCATCGGACGTACCATGCGCCAGTATTGCCGGCAAAAACATTTCCCCTGCAAAGTGCGCGCATAGATTTTTTGGCGGCCCGCAGTGATGTAAATTTGTAATCGGCGGAATAAGTTGACCCACTGTTTGCAATCCAACTGCCAATGTATATTTTCATTTTGTTTCGATCTACAAAAATTATCGCACGGATATTGCGCGCTGTCAAGATTTTATTTACAGCCAAAGCATTATTTTTTGCCCCTTTTGTCGCGCCCGCACGGGGCGCGACCTCCAGCCTTTGGCCTAACGCGACCAAATGCCGAGTTTCAATCCACGCGCCCGCACGGGGCGCGACTATGAAACTAAGTCGGACACGTCCTATAATATAAATTGTCCGAGCATTCCAAACTCGGGTACCCCACCCACGGGTTTTTCGCGCGCGGGGCCGTGGGGATCAAGCTCTTAACCACAAAATTCGCTAAACCCTTTTGGACCTGTAAGGATAACATTTACGAAACGAAAATTTTTTAAAAAAGTTGTTGTCCGATTGACATTGTTAGTATAATATTGATACATGGAAATGATACCGAAGCAATCGATAGTTGGTCTAGAAGGGAGGGAGAAGCGGACGAGGGCTATGCTTGATGATCCGTTATTTTTGGAAAAATTTTGCGCACATTTGGGGAATGGAGGAGACGGGCCTAGGTATTGTTTAGAGAGGGGTGTGAGATATTCGGACGTGTTGGGATGGATTAGTGGAGGTGGAGAGGAGAGGCGGATAGCGATAGGGAATGCTGAGACGGCTGGTGCGAAGTGGTACATAGCGTCGATAATTGGGGAGTTGAGGAACATCGGGATGGTTGATATAGGGTTAGCGTATGACGAGTTGGGGAAGTTGAAGGCATTGGGGGATATTCCTGCGGAGGTGCGGTCAGCGATCGTGGCGGTGGAGAGTGATGAGATAGTGGAGGGAGGGTTAGTGGTTGGGGTAACGCGGCGTGTGAAGTTTTCGGATAAGTTGAAGGCGTTAGAGTTATTGGGGAAACACTTGCAGTTGTTCATTGACACGACTCGGATTCAGCATTCGGTGCGTGTGACATTGGAAGATTTGATTGATCGGTCGTACACAAAGGAGGTGGGTGGTGAGTAAAGCCACGGTTCGGATTGCGGAATGGCGTAAAAATCCGTTGTTGTTTGTTACGGATAATTTTAAAATTCAGCCTGACGCTTGGCAGATAGATGCTCTTAAAATTCTTGGGTCGAGTGATCCTAAACATTCTCGAATAAGTTTAACAGCCTGCGCAGGGCCGGGGAAAGCCCAACCACACGACACGCTGATACCGACTCCGAATGGAATGCGGCGATTTGGCGATTTAAAAGCAGGCGATCACGTTCTTGCTGAAGATGGCGAGCCGACAAAAGTTCTCGGAGTTTTCGAGCGAGGAGTTAGAGATGTTTATAAAATAACATTCTCCGACATGTCATCCACGAAAGCATGCGGAGAACATCTTTGGAAAGTTCGCGCAACAAAGCACTCTAAAAACGGCTGGTCTGTTATTTCGACTGAAGAAATAATGAAAAGAAATTTAGTTGAGTTTGAAATTCCGATGCAAGGAAAGTCTGATTTCAAAAAGAATTATCAAATACCAATGGATGCCTATGCCGTTGGAGTTTGGATAGGAGATGGATGTAGAAAAACTGCTGATGACCAGTTGCTTAAAGAAATTGAAAGGCGTGGTTTCAAGATAGGGGCAAGAAACATGCTTGGCATTACAGGACACCTAAGATGTCTTGGTCTATTTAATGAAAAGTTTCTACCCGATGTTTATAAATTTTCTAAAATAGAACAAAGAATTGATCTTCTTAGAGGTCTAATGGACACAGACGGGTGCATTGATAAAGACGATGGACACTGTGAGTACAGCACGACATCACATAGATTGGCAGAAGATGTTGTTTGGCTTGTTAGATCGTTAGGCGGTGTTTCAAAAATTAAAATTAAATGCAGAGACTGTTACAGAGTAAGCGTATCGACCTCTTTCAACCCATTTTTTTTAAAAAGAAAATCAGACAGATGGCATTGTCCGCAAGAAAGATATTTAAAAAGATACATGGTGTCGATAGAGCCTTTCGGTAAAGAGAATGTAAGATGTATTAGCGTTGCAGATAAAAGGAATTGTTATCTTACGAATGATTTTATTGTCACACATAACTCCGCAATACTAGCGTGGGCTGCGCTCTGGTTTATTTCGTGCATGGGTTCGAGGGGCGAGCATCCGAAGGGAGCTGCAGTTGCTGTTACGAGAGATAATTTACGCGATAATTTATGGCCTGAGATTTCAAAATGGCAAAGTCGTTCTGAGTTTTTACGCACTGCGTTTGAATGGACGAAAGAAAGACTATCCGCGCGCGACCATCCTGAGACATGGTTTTTATCTGCGAGATCATGGAGTAAGACCTCGGACGAAGAAGAGCAGGGGCGAACTTTATCTGGGCTTCACAGTAAATATGTTTTGTATTTAATTGATGAGTCTGGTGACATTCCTGTTGCGGTTTTAAAATCTGCGGAGCAAGGGTTATCGAATTGCGAGTGGGGAAAAATTATTCAGGCTGGGAATCCGACGTCATTGACTGGGATGTTGTATCTCGCGGCGACGACGTTGAGAGATAACTGGAATGTCATAAATATCACGGGCGACCCTGATGACCCGAAGCGTTCACCGAGAATCGGCATTGAATGGGCGCGTGAACAGATCTCGAAGTATGGAAGAAAAGATCCATGGGTCATGTCGTATATTTTGGGACAGTTTCCGCCATCGTCCATAAATTCATTATTGAGTTTGCAAGAGGTGGAAGATTCGATGAAGCGGCAGATTCGTTTGAGCGAGTTTAGTTTTGCTCAGAAAAGATTAGGGGTTGACACGGCAAGATTTGGCATGGACGCGACCGTGATATTCCCACGACAAGGGCTTGTTGCGTTCAGACCTGTTGAGATGCGTGACGCGAGAAGCGGAGAAATCGCGGCAAGAGTGATGAATGCGAAAGTTAATTGGGGCAGTGAAATGGAATTCGTTGATGGGACAGGCGGGTACGGCGCGGGAACTATTGATGCGATGATTCAGGGTGGTGCGTCTCCGATTGAAGTTCAGTTTAATGGGAAGTCCATTGACCCAAGATTTTTCAATAAGCGATCCGAGATGTATTTTTTAATGGCAGAGTGGATACGGCGCGGTGGGAAATTACCGAACATTCCGCAGTTGCGAAAAGAATTACCTGCGATGACTTACACCTTTCAGAACGGTAAATTCCGAATGGAAGAAAAAGATCAGATCAAGAAAAGATTGGGATTCTCGCCAGATTTTTCGGACGGTTTAGCATTAACATTCGCGCTTAACGAAATGCCAGGAGAAAGCACACTTGAAGGGAAAATGCAAGGATACACGAGGGGAAAGCTGCTATACGAATACGATCCATTCTCGCCTGAAAGAAGTTAAAAAATAATAATAGTTTACCTTTCATACCATATATGGTAGTTATTTAATTTATGATCACTACTATTCGCCGAGCTGAGTTGTTTGACATCGACTGGATTTTAGGCGAACTTAAAATTTTCTCTAAAGCGATAGAGACAAAATACGAGCTATATGGTGACGAAAAATACTCAAAAGATGGGCTTGAAATGCTTATCAAAAATCACATTGTCTTTATTGCCGAGTGCGATTCGGAGCGTATCGGTTTCGTTGCAGGCTATTTCACACCGCATTTATTCAATCCACAAATCAAGATTCTCAGCGAACTTTTCTGGTGGACAGTTCCAAAGTACAGACGCAAAGGTGTTGGGGCTATGTTGATGGATGAATTTATTATGTTCGGAGAAAAGAACGCACAGTGGATTGCGTTTTCACTTACTTGGATGACTAAATTCAGCGACAGCTCGTTATTGAAACGAGGATTTAAACCGTATGAGAATGTTTTTTTGAAGGAGGCGTAACATGTCTTTTATTTCAAGTTTATTTAGTAGTGTTTCAAGTTTATTTGGTGGTGGTGGAGCCGATAAAGACGCAAATAAAGCGGCAGAAGAATCTGCTAAAAAGCTATCTTCTTTAGAGTCTCAACGCGCGTCTGAGATTGCAAAGCAAAAGCAAGACGATGAGAACAACTTGACTCGCAATGATGCGAAGAGACGACAGCAACAAAGAGCGGTCGGAGCGATCCGTGGGAGAGAAACTGTTTTAACAAGTCCATTGGGCGACCCGACATACAAAACTCCAGACACCAAGAAAACAATTTTAGGTCTATAAAATGCAACTATATTCAAAACGGCAGAGACACCAAACGCTCATTGCTGGATTAAGGAATGAGAGACAATCTTTCATGTCGCATTGGAGGGAGCTTTCGGATTTTATTCGTCCCCGTCGTTCTCGCTTTTTCACAGGGGATACAAACCGTGGAGATCGAAGAAACCAAAAGATTGTTGATGCAACAGCGACACTCGCGTCGAGAACATGCCGAGCGGGAATGATGGCTGGCATTTCTTCTCCCGCAAGACCGTGGTTAAAAGTTGCGATTGAAGACAAAAATTTGATGGAGCAACAGGATGTAAAAAATTATCTTCACGAAGTTTCAACACGCATGCTTGGTGTTTTTGCTAGATCAAATTTATACACAAGCCTTCCTGTTCTTTATGGGGACATGGCTGATTTCGCGACAGGCGCAATGTTGGTCGAAGAAGATTTCGAGAATGTTTTACACACCTATACTTTCCCGATTGGAAGTTACATGCTTGGGAATGACGACAAGGGGCGTGTTCGTGTTTTCGCAAGAGAGTTCAGGCTTACAGTTCGGCAGTTGATTATGAAATTCGGGCAAGTTGATCTTCTTGGTAAACCAGACTGGAAGAAGTTTAGCCTTCAGGTAAAAAACCTTTGGGAACAAGGACAGCACGATGCTTGGATTGATGTTGTTCACATTATCGAGCCGAACCCAGAATATGATCAAAATAAAATAGAGTCAAAATACAAAAAGTTCGCAAGCTGTTATTACGAGCAAAGCATGGCTGGTTCTAATCGTGATGCGACAACTGGGATTGACGAAAGTGTTTATCTTCGTGAGTCTGGATATAATTATTTTCCGGTACTTGCTCCAAGATGGGAAGTAACAGACGGCGACGCATACGGAACAGACTGCCCTGGAATGACAGCACTTGGTGACATAAAACAGTTGATGAACGAGCAGAAGCGAAAGCATCAGGGCATTGAAAAGGGAATTCATCCACCGATGGTTGGGCCAACATCCATGCGAACAGCAAAGGCAACAACTCTTCCAGGCGACATTACTTTTGTTGATGAGCGAGAAGGGCAGAAAGGATTCAGGGCTGCGATTCAGGTTCAGCTTGATCTTCAATATTTATTGCAGGACATTCAAGCCGTTCAGAAAATTATCGGGCGAGCGTATTACGAAGATATGTTCTTGATGATGTCCCAGAGTGATCGCAGAGAAATTACAGCGACAGAAATCAATGAAAAGGCTCAAGAGAAAATGTTTATGATAGGGCAGATGCTTGAGCAAGCGAATGTAGATTTGCACAATCCATTGACCGACATCACATTTGATTTCATGTTGGAGCAGGGGTTGTTACCAGAGGCTCCTGCTGTTCTTGAAGGGATGCGATTAAAAGTTGAATACATCAGCGTAATGGCAGAAGCGCAGAAGGCGGTTGGGCTTGGTGCGCTTGAAAGATTCACGACATTCTCGATTGGAATTGCAAATCAAACGGGTGATCCATCCCACATTATGAAAGTTGACTTTGACCAAGTGATAGATGAATATGCGTTTGGGTCTGGGGTATCGCCAAAAGTAGTTCGATCTGACGAGGTTGTTCAAGCAATGAAAGCACAGCGGGAGGAAAAGATGGCTCAAGCGCAAGCTCTTGAATCAGCGACACAGATTTCTGGCGCGGTAAAGAATCTTGCGGGTTCGGATATGGATGGAGATAACATATTAACTCAATTAGCTGGTAAAAAATAAAGGAAAAAGAAAATGAAAAAATCAATGTTACTTTTAATCGCGTCATTATTTATTGCTCAAGTTGCTTTTGCAGACACTTGGTTCGATAGCAATGACGCTCAGATCGGTCAGTTTTCAGAGGTGAAGTGTTCAACAGGTGTTACTTGCTCTCAGGTATCTGGGAAGGTAGCTGTATCTTTCGCTACGTCATTCCCAAGTACATTGGGAAGCAATGCCGTTGATGCCGCTAATTCTGTTTGGGCAGTATCAAATGGTCTCAGGTTTGAAGGTGCAACAGCGGATGCCCATGAGACAACCATCACACCAGTTGATCCTACGGCGGATAATCCATTGAGCATCCCTAATACAGCAGGCGCGGCAGGTACAGTTAGATTGAGCGGAGCAACGGTTGTTATCACGGCTGGCGCAACCCCGACTTTGACTGTTCCATTAGGGGTTGATTTCATCGCCACGCTCACCATCGTCACGGACAACCAAGATACAACAATCACGTTTTCATCGGGCGGGAGTTTAGGGCAAATAGCGAGAGTTCTGCTTATCACAGACACAGGCGGGGCAGGGGATGAGGTGGCTACGTTTCAAACCACTCTCACAAACACGACTGGAACTTTGACGCTTGCGAACTTAACCGCAGGACGATACGTGGTTTCTTTTGTAAGTGACGGAACTGTTTTCAACGAAGTTTCAAGAACAGCGGCACTCTCTTAATGACTGAAAGATCTTTCGTTAAAAACACATCGGATAGGAAGCAAGTTAAAAATGCTGAACAAAAAGAGAAATTCTTACGGCAGCAAGAGCTTAGAGACATTTCTTTCATTTTATCTTCCGATCAAGGGCGAAGATATATTTGGAGAATGCTCGGAGTTACAAAAACTGAAAAGCAAACCTATGAAGGTGACGTAAATTGGAGCATTTTTAATGCGGGTGAAAGAAACATTGGTCTTATTATTAAGGCTGATATTCTCGAAGCCGATCCGATGTCATTTATAAAAATGATGCTAGAAGCGAAAGACAGATCAGAAAAAGAAATTGAACCTGAAGAAACAAAGGAGCCTGAAAATGCCTGACGAAGTAGTTGTAACGCCAGAAGAAAAACTGCTTGCCACCGAAGCGAAAGCTGCCGAGACAAAGTTAGCGGAAGAGAAATCCGCGACTGATGCAAAGGCTGCTGATGAAGCAAAGAAGGTTGAGGACGCTAAAAAGGTTGAGGAGAAAAAAACTCCTGTTCCATACGAATTGAAACTTCCTGAAGGCTCAAAACTTTCTAAGACTGAAGTTGACAATATCGCTGCTTTTGCAAAAGAGCAAGGGTTGTCACAAGAACAGGCTCAGAAACAGATCGAGCGCGAAAGTAAGTTAGCAGAAGGGCATGATGCTAAAAACATTGCTCAGTTAGATGAAGCCACTGTTGAGTGGCTTGAAACAGCCAAAACCGACAAAGAAATTGGCGGTGAGGCATTCCCCAAACACGCTGAACTGGCAAAGCGTGTTATATCGAGATTCGGTACGGAGGAATTTAAAGATGAATTGAATAGAACAGGATTGGGAAATCACCCAGAGCTTGTCCGAATCTTTGTAAGAATCGGAAAATCAATGAGTGAAGACCAATTTGTTCATCCTGGTACAAAAACAGAACAACCAAAAGATCTCGCCGAAAAATTTTACGGCGCGAGTAAAAAGGAGTAAGTTATGGCAGAAAGAGGAACGTATGTATTAACGCTCGCTGATTGGGCAAAACGTCTCGATCCAGATGGTAAAACACCTGACATCGTTGAGTTGCTTAGTCAGACGAATGAAATTCTAACCGACATGATCTTTCAGGAAGGAAACTTGCCTATTGGTCATCGTACAACCGTTCGCACAGGTTTGCCGACTGCTGCATGGCGTTTGCTTAACCAAGGTGTTCAGCCTAGTAAAAGCACGACTGCGCAGATTGATGAATCTTGCGGGATGTTGGAAGCATGGTCTGAAGTCGATGTTGAACTTGCTAAATTGAACGGCAATCAACAGGCTTTCAGGTTATCTGAAGCACAATCGTTCATTGAGGCGATGAACCAAGAAATGGCATCAACGCTGTTTTATGGTAATTCTTCTGTAGCAAATGAAGAGTTTACTGGTTTGTCAGCTCGTTACAGTTCCTTATCCGCAGCCAATGCCCAAAACATTGTTAGCGGTTCTGGGTCTGGTTCCGACAACAGTTCTATTTGGTTGATTGGTTGGGGTCAGCAAAGCATCTTCGGTATTTTTCCGAAGGGTAGCAAGGCTGGTCTTGAACATAACGACCTCGGAGAAGAGACCGTTGAAACGACAGCAGGAATTGCAGGCACTCGTATGCGTGCGTTCAGAGATCAATGGAAATGGAAAATCGGTATTGCACTTCGTGACTGGCGTTATAATGTTCGTATCCCGAACATTGACATCAGTAACCTCGTTGCTAAATCGTCTGCGGCTGACATCATCGAGTTGATGATTAAGTCAATCCATCGTATTCCAAACATCCGCGCCGTTCGTCCCGTGTTTTACATGAACCGAACAGTTATGCAGATGCTTGATATTATGCGTCGTGATGATGTAATTTCAGGTGGTGGCTTATCTTATGCTGATGTGGATGGAAAGATTCAATATTCTTTCCGTGGTATCCCTATCCGCACTTGTGATGCCCTCGTTGAAACTGAAGCAGCGGTTGCTTAAATAACAAAGGAGAATTATTATGTTTAGAGACAGAGAAGCTCAATTTAGTGGTGCGCAAGCTGTAACGGCTGCCGCTGCTTCAACAGATTACTTGAACTTAGGTGCTATTCGTAACTTGGGAGTTGGAACGCCGATTTATCTTGTTGTCACTTGCGATGTCGCAATGACAGATTCAGGAAGCGATTCGACTCTTGCTGTTATTTTAGAAACGGATGATAACGCATCTTTTTCTTCAGCAACGCTAGCACAAACAGTCGGAACCTTCCCCGCTACTTCAGCGATTGGCACACGATTGGTTGTGGCATTGCAAATTGACAAAATCAATGAAAAGTTCTTGCGTGTGTATTACACGCCAGCGAACGGAAACCTTTCTGCGGGTTCGTTTACTGCGTTTCTTACGCCGAACATTGATGCGTACACAAATTACGCTGATGCGATTACGATTAGCTAATCAAGGATAAAAAGTGGGGTTGGGAAACCAGCCCCACCATTTTTTAACTTAGCAAGGAGCAAACAATGAGAGTTCGAGCACTTACTATCCCGAATCAAAATTATTCTGGTTATCACGGTCTCAAAAGACGCAAAGCTGGGGAAGAATTTAGTTTAAGTCCGATTACAATTTTGAGAAACGGAAAGAAAATTATCATTTCTCCAGAAAGTCAGTTTTCAGAAAAATGGATGGAGAAGGTCGACAAAGACGCTCCCGTTAAAAAACCAGAACAACAAACTTCAGATTCAGATGAAATCGCTGGAGATGAAGTTATCTAGGAGAAAATTATGAGTGAATTTTTTGGTAAAACTTATGAGACAATTGCGGCATCTCAGTCAGATCAGGCTCTTGGAGTTAATGGTGTAGCTGGCGACATTCTCAATCGTTTGGTTATCGTTCCTGCTACAACTGGAGCTGGGACTGTTTCAATTAAAGATGGTTCTGGTTCAGCTATCAACGTATTCGTTGCGGGGACACTTTCCGACTTGAAGCCAATCGTTCTTGATATTGAAGCTGTCTCGACTAGTGGTGGATGGAAAGTTACTACAGGAGCGAATGTAAGCGTTATTGCTGTTGGAAAATTTAGGTAATAGCAATGCCAGAATCATCGTACAGACTCCCAAATATTGGGGCGGTACGTCCGAAACCATCCGACTCAGGATTTTATGCGGACATTCAGTTTGATGCTTCAGATGCGGCTCCTATATACATAGGGCTAAACCTATTAAAAGGAGCGTCTGACGCGGCGGCTGACTGGAAGATTTATAAATTTACCTACTCAGGTTCGGCTGTTACTCGGATTCAATTAGCTTATGGGAGCTGGACATCTCGCGCCAGCTATTTCTGATGGGAGTTCAGTTCAACAAACTAACGGGTGAGATTGGTTTATTTGGCAGTTCTGTGACAGGCTCGGCTATTGCCGCTTTGGTTGTTTCAGGCGAGACACCAACTCCCGCAACAAACGGAGTTCAGACAGTTTTTACTGTTGCAAATGCTTATGTGGCTGGGTCTTTGAAAGTAACCAGAGCAAGTTTTCGTATGCACCCGACCGCAGATTTCACCGAGACATCTTCAACGACTTTTACAATGGTGGTTGCGCCAGACACCGGAGAACCGTTAATCGTGGATTATATAAAATCATGAAAAAAATAATTGCGGTAATTATTTGTGTGGCTGTTTCGTTTAACGCCTGGGCGATCGACCCGAAAGCTAAAAGGATTCAGACCGACACATCGAGTTTTAATAAAAATCTTTCCGGCGCAGATAACAATGTACAAAAAGCGCTGGATACTCTCGACAACATGACGACAGGTGGAGTCACCTCAGTTTCCAACTCCGACGGAACTCTCACAATCTCCCCGACGACAGGGGCAGTAGTAGCCTCGCTGAATCTGGGTAGAAATAATGTCTGGACAGGACAGCAGACATTTTCAAACGCTATGACAGGGGGCGGGAACTTTACACTAACCTCAGGAAGTAACATGTTTGTCGCCAATGCATCTACTTTTGTCACAACCATAAGAAAATTAGTTGCCTCTGAGTCATTTTCAATAAATGCTCTTAGTTTTACTGATGTATTTAGTCCTACAGCAAGTCTTATAAGTGCAAATTCAAGTCAAATGTTGTCGCTTGGAACTGGTTTAAACAGAGACATAAACATAATCGGTCAAATGTCCAATCGCGGTTTTGTAGGCATAGGTACCACAACTCCAGCAAGTAAACTATCTATTGCTGGCGGAGTAGGAATTGGAGCAACGTATACTAATAGTCCAGCACCAACTAGTGGCTTAATTGTTGAGGGCAAAGTTGGCATTGGAACGGTGAGTCCCACCGCAGTTCTGCACATAAAAGCAGGGACGGCTACAGCAAGCACCGCACCAATAAAATTAACATCAGGAGTTCTCAACACTACAGCCGAAGCGGGTGCGGTGGAGTTTCTAACCGACAAAATATACGGAACGATAACCACAGGCGCAGCCAGAAAAGAAATTGCTTTGAATGATATTGCCTTAACATCTGGACGAGCTGTCATGACGACGACGAACGGTCGGCTAACTGACACCACCGCGTTACCCGTTTCGGTGTTCAATTCAGGGACAAGCGCATCTTCCACGACCTTCTGGCGCGGTGACGGCACATGGGCAACGCCACCGACGACATCGGGTTACACCGGCGATCTAAACGATTCAACATCCACAAAAATCGCCGATGTCGTGGGCGGCATAATCACAGCAACGTACTATTAAAACTAAAACAGAAATGGATAACTCAATTTCTAAACCAGCAGATTCAAAAAACACAGGATAAACCAGAATGAAAAAAACAGCATTTATCTTAATCGGCCTTCTTTTAATTTCAACAAGCTTGTTCGCAGAAAAAAAAGCAATTGAAGTTGATCTCGCCGCTTTCACCGCTACTGAGATTCTAGATGACGCAAAATATCGAGGCTATCAAGAGACACTTCAGGTGGAGACTCCTGTTTATCAACTTGATGATCTGGGTGGATTTGTCCTTACATTAGACGGATCAAAGATTGTGATCGGGCAGACCAGCACGACCGTTCCGAATCGTGAATCGCCAACGGATTATTTGGCGCGTATGGCGAAAAGCATGTTCGATTCATGGTTGGCCGAGAGACTTATAAACGAGATGCGTCAGCAGCAGAATGAGTCAATGCAGGTTATCAGCAATCAGATCAAAGATAAAATTGCATTGTCAACGAAAATTATTAACTCAACAACAACAGCCGAATAATCGGGGCGAAGGGAAATAAAATGACACGGCGTGAACATGATCCAGAAAACCTTAACCCGAACGACCTTAGGCGAGGAGAATACATCGAGTCAAAAACTGGGATGGTAATTCGATTCGAGCTTGTCGGGATTATCATCGCTATTGCCATTCAAACGTTCGGTGTGGTCTGGTGGGGTGGGTCATTTTCATCAATCGTAACGACTAAGATTGATTATCTGCAGCAGTCTATCGCGGCGCTAAAATCTGAGGTGAAGGACAATTTGTTAGATCGGTATACGTCAAAAGATGCCGCTAAAGATTTTTTGTCTGTTTACCAGCGAATCGACAGGAATGATTCACGCCTGACCAGACTTGAACAAGAGAGTAAAACAGTATGACAATTTCAGATGCTACAGCAAAAATCAATGAACGGATTGCGGGTGACTGTTTGCATATTTTAAAAGATTTTGCCCGCATGGAAAAAGAGCATGAGTCCAGGATTGCAAAAGCTTGTCTGCGACTCGACATTGAACTTGACGCCAGAGATCAGGAGTTTCAACAATTAATCAAACGCATTGATGCGGTCATAGGGAGATAATATGTTTAAAAAATTAAACGGTTACAAAACTTACATCATTTTAGGTATTGCCGTAATTCTCGGTGGCATTGATACCTATAACGCGCATTGCCTAGCTAACGCAGTTGTCTGCAAAGCCTTCAGTGTCCCTCCATTTATTTACTCGATTCTCGCCGGGCTTGGAATTTATACGCGTTCATTAGTAGGCAAATAAATGTGGCTTGGAATCATTGCGTTAATCAATAAAGTTCTTGATCTTATAAACCCGTGGTCTGCGCGGTGGGCGAACAAAGCCACTGAGTCGGATAAGCGTGTTTTGAAGGCTCAAGAGGAAATGGTAAAGGAGATTGAAATTGAAGGACAAAAAAGTATGGATGCTTATCTTAATGCTAAGTCTCGCAAGCGCAAGCGTTAGTGGCTGCGCATCAAAAAACAATGACGCAAAAACTGCATTAGCGGCA